CAAACTCTGAACATTTCAGCAGTTTAGCTTCAGGCATCAGACGCTCAAAATCGTAAGTTACGGTTTTAGCATTGATAGCGCCTTCCATACCTTTAACGATAAGGTCAGCGGCTTCGAACCATTCCATATGACGCAACATCAGGCGGAGATGTATTCTATAACCTCATGTTTTAAAATATAATTTCCCAGCTGGAGTATAGTAAAGTTAGTTAAAAAAGTCAGATTGTAAGTATATGAATTCACGAGAAATATCTTTTGTTTTGCAGAAGAGTTTTCTTCATATTTCATGTTTAGTTGTTTAGTATGGCCTGCATCCGATTAGAGGAAAAATTGAGGAAAAATATGGATTGGTTAACCTTCTCGAGCAAATTTATTGATTCATTATTTTCGCTCATTTCGAAATTGGCGTGGCCAGGGGTAGTTCTTTCTATATTCTATTTTGGTAAGGATAGAATTTTTGCTCTTTTGTCTTCACTTCGCACGATCAAATACGACAAGTTTCAAGCTGAATTCGAAGCTGCAACATCTGAAGCAGTGCATAAAGCCGAAGAAGTGTTCCCAGATCAAGATGAAGAACAGGATCATTATCAAAATTTGAGAAAAGAGATGATGGCAATGGATCCTTTAACTTCTATCGTTACCGCTTGGAACTACATAGATAAAGCGATTAGAAATACTCTCGAGAGGACGGGGATCGAGTTCAAAAGGCACTCCTACACACCGACTTACCACATGCAAAAACTTCTTGAGAATAAATTAGTAAACTCTGAACAATTTGAGCTTTTTGTTTCAATGAGAAATCTTCGAAATGATGCTGTACATAATTCGTTATGGGATATCACTCCATCTGCATTAGAAAACTATATTGAATCATCCTTAAGCCTTATTTCGTTTTTAGACTCTATCGAGCCTGTGCATAACGTTTAGATAAGACATGTTTGATATAAAAATAGACGGGGTTTCAACTCCCGCCAGCTCCACCACTCAGGATAGGACAGTGCAAGGACTACACCTTGATAAACATGATGTTACGGCTCCAGACCGGACACTGTCGAGACAGAAAAGGGACTAAAAAGGATACGCAAAAGATACGCGGCTCCGGAGTCTCAGAAGAAACCCGCCTTGCGCGGGTTTTTTCGTTTCCGGGGCTTGCTCAAATCCAATAAAATTATTACTGTATATAAACACAGTTAAATTATTGGAGAGCATCATGTACGTTGAACTCGTTTATGACAAACGCAATGTGGCGGGATTACCTGGCGCGAATGAAATCATCCACTCAGAACTGACGAAACGCGTGCATGGTATTTTCCCTGCAGCAGATGTTCGCGTTAAACCTATGCAAGCCAATGCGGTAAACAGCGACTGTACAAAGACCGAGAAAGAAAAACTAAATCGCCTGATTGAAGAGATGTTTGAGGAAGCAGAATTCTGGCTCGTTAACGAGTAGCTGTTATGGACAACATGATCATATCAGGCGTAAGAATTTACTTTCCGCTTCCAGGGGAACGCTTACCCTTCCCATCCTCCGAACTCCGAAGCTTTGCAATTAAAAGCACAACGGGTTCTCACTCTTGCCTTCTGGAATTTCAGCGAGGGGAATGGCTTGTACTTCCTCTTCCTGAATTTGAAACCTCAGGAAAGGCAATAATGGCAGCAGTAAGGCTGGGCAAAAATTCCGGCCATGATGATGCATAACATCAACAGCCTCTGAATAGCGGACGAACTGACGACTATACTTTCAGTCTTGGATCTGGAGGTAACTATGTGCGGACGCTTCACTCAAATCCAGTCGCGTGACGACTATCTCTCCTTTCTCTCTGAAGAAGCCGGAAACGATATTCCCTACGATCCCGAACCGATTGGTCGTTACAACGTGGCACCAGGCACAAAGGTTCTCTTATTGAATAGTCGCGATGATACTTTCCACCTCGATCCTGTAGTCTGGTCCTACGCCCCAGGATGGTGGGACAAAGCGCCACTCATAAACGCCCGGGTTGAAACTGCGGCCACAAGCCGGATGTTCAAACCGTTATGGAACCATGGTCGGGCAATTGTGTTTGCTGATGGGTGGTATGAGTGGAAAAAGGAGGGAGACAAAAAACAGCCGTACTATATTTACCGAAAAGATAAGAAACCTCTTTTCTTTGCCGCAATCGGTAAGCAGCCGTTTGATGTTGGGGAAGAAGCAGAGGGATTTTTGATTGTGACAGCAGCGGCTGATAAAGGTTTGGTCGATATCCATGATCGCAGGCCTTTGGTATTCACTCCAGAGTCAGCACTTAAGTGGATAGATCCTGAAACTACAGGCGCAGAAGCCAGTGAACTGGCCCATACCGCCACGGTGCCGGCTGATGAGTTTACCTGGCACCCAATAACCCGGGCTGTCGGGAATGTGAAAAATCAGGGGCCGGAACTTATTGACCCTATCTGACCTTCACCACCAGCAAATCTTCCCAGCGTGTCGTATAGCGCGGTGAAAGCATGTCCCTTTTCATCTGCCATTGCTGCTGGATACCCTGCCCGGCAAAGTACAACGCACCCTTCCCATTTTTATGGTTAAGATGGTCGAGCACATCCATTAACGCCGCACTGTTTTGTCGTGGGGCATTATCATCAAACAGATTGAGCTGGGCGACGCCCTGGCTAAAGAAATCACCTAACATGATACCGGCCTTCTGGTAGCGATAACCTTCTTTCCAGATTTTATCGAGACAGCGCATCGCAGCGGCAATAATATCCCGCGTATCTTGCGTGGGTGTCATCAGCTTCACTACTCCCTGATTACCATAATAGGGTTCGTTTAAAGCGAAGGGGCTTGTTTTGATGAATACAGAGATATAGCGACAGAACTGGTGTTCACCCCGTAATTTCTCCCCTGCTCGAGCTGCATAACTGCAGATTGCCTGGCGCATTTGTTCGTAATCGGTGATACGGTCCCCGAATGAACGTGAGCAGACTATTTCTTGCTTAGTCGGAGCGAACTCTTCAAGCCCAAGACAGGGTTCACCGCGCAGTTCACGCACCGTGCGCTCGAGCACCACATTGAAGTGCTTTCTGATAAACCGGATATCTGTATCGGCGAGCTGCAGCACCGTCTTAATACCCATGGCCTCAAGCTTTTTGGATATACGACGTCCAATGCCCCACACCTCATCAACGGGAAAATAGGCCATTAGTTTGCGCTGTTTCTCCACATTAGACAGGTCAACAACGCCACCGGTCTGCCGCTGCCATTTTTTCGCCGCATGATTCGCGAGCTTGGCTAAAGTCTTGGTTTGCGCTACCCCTACACCTACCGTCAAATGCGTTCTAAGTAAAATATTCTCCCGGATCTCTCGTCCGAAATCTTCCAGGTTCCGACAGTTGCGAACCCCGTTCAGATCACAGAAGGCCTCGTCAATTGAATAAATTTCGCAGCGAGGCGACATCTCCTCGAGTACCGTCATTACCCGATCTGACATATCGGCATATAGTTTGAGCTGAAACACACCACGCCGTATCGCCTGAAAAGGTCCTTCTGCTTAAAATACGGGTCGCCCATTTTAACGCCAATGCTTTTAGCCTCCGCACTCCTTGCAATGACACATCCGTCGTTATATCTGAATGACACTAACAGTTAGTTTTCAGTAATTTACTGACTAATGTCTACGCGCTCTTCTACGTAGTCTTGTGCAGGAGATGGGAAACCACATTTCACGGGCTCACTGAACAGTGGAATAGTGATAACTTCGCGCAGAAAAACAGGCTTGATGAGATTCATATGAGATCCTTAACAGAATACTGTATTTATATACAGCATAGAAATCATTAAATATTATCAAGCGAACCGACAAAGTGAACCGGCCTGGTGATGGTTGCTGGGAGCTAAAGAGCTTTACTGATGAAGGAATTACGCGTTGTGTAAATTTTTGGATTGCTAAATCTCAAGAGAAACAAATTAATACCCTTCCATTGTCTATATAACTCTAAAGCCAGAATTACTTCGATAGATAGCACTACATACCAATGATTTCTATCCTGATATTTTTACCCATGTGCTTGTGTCCTGCCTGAACACTACCGTATACCCAAGAGTCGTATCAAAATACATTTGCCAAGGCTTTGGATTCGCCGGGCGAGCCGCCGTAGTGCCTCCCATATCGATGTTGTAGGTGTATCGTCCCAATCCTCCCTGTGACCAGGCATTTGAGTTTGCTCCTTGAAGAAACCAGGTTCCGCCAGACTTTCTGAAAACAGCTGTAGCATTTGGAGTAGTGCACCGCACATCAGTTGTATATCCCTCAAGGCCGTCAGCAAATGTAACTCCTATTTGATTTGATGAGGTGCATCTCGCTGTAATTTCCATCCCATCGAATCCATACCCAGCAGGTATAGTCACACCAACTGAAGCCGTGGCACCTTTATTAGTAATAAGGTTAGCCCATCTGGTGTTATCTACAGAACTTGATGTAGTAAAATCGCGCTCAAAAAGATTTGACGTATAAATAGTTGCATTAGCTGGGTTATGTATTTGTGGGATAGAAAATACTGTCTGGTCAAACTGCCAATTAGGTATATTAACAGCCGAAATTACACCAGAACTAGCCACAGTAAGTGCCATGGGATGAGTAAGATTTGTCTCATCATTTTTCATGTAAACATTGTCAATCTTTATATTACCAACTACTACTGAGTCAGTAGCTTGAACTTTTATAACAACGCCTTCGGGTGAGGATAGTTCATTCCTGGTATTACAGTTTACAGAGGATACTGTATCGATATCTAATCGAGTATTCTTAGACCAGTTCTCAATGCGGATATCTTGCCATGAAGAGTGGTCGCCTAAAATATTACTAATAAATACAGAACCATTTGGGCCTTTATCATTTCTAACTTTAACAGTATGTTGACAGCGCACTGCTGAAACCCCATCAATATTAATATCAATAGGCGTACTGGTAGTTTCTAAGTTCTGAATGGCAACCAATACAGCTGGGCCTTTGTTGTCCGTGCCTTTTATATTGGTTATAGACAATCCGACAATACGCTCAATTGCAACATCAGGCTCAACATCCACAACTGCCCATGGGCCGAAAGCAGTGTCGCCAGAAATATTATCTCCAGATATATTATCAATATGAAGTCCGTTACAAGAAATAACAGATATACCCTGCCTCCAGTTATAAGATGCATGACCGTTCTGGATGAGCCCTCCAGAGATAGTTTCATCATCTACCCACCAAAGAACGCTGTCTCCCCAGCACTTTGAAATGTCCCAATCACGAATTATTAGATTGGAACTATCCTTGTTGCGGATACCATATCCTTGCTCACCGCCATTGTTAAAATGCCCGTCTCTGTCACCGATGATTTTCGCACCAAATATTTTATTGTTATGGGCTTTCCTGAAGTCAATTATGTTATATCGGCCTAGGTTAGCAGGATCTGTAATAGGGTCTACGTATATTGAAGCTCCAGTTTCAAAAACAATTTCAACATTCGCTCTATTGCAAATAATTCCGTGTGGATAGGTCAAGCTTTTGTATGGATCAAGAGCATCAATCATTTTAATCCTGTGCACTCCAGCAGGAATGAAAAGACGCCCGTTACATTCATTGTATGCAGTCTGAATAATACTTCTCATATCGTCGCCAGGAGAAAATGAGCCCCACCCTCTTATATCTCCTACATCTCTCCATCTTGCAATCTGCAATTCTGGGTATTTATCCGCGCCATCTGGATCTGTTATTTGAGACCTAAGCACTGTATCACCAACACTAAGCCATTTACCCGGACCAATCCCACCAGTGGAATCAGGCGTCGAGTTGATTGGTACTACTTTCCCACCAATAGGGAAAGAACCTGTCCATTTGTAGTAGGTATTATTAGCAGTGTTTAACAGCGCTTCGTTAAGGTTTACAGTTGCACCAGTAGTAAAGCTCACCCCTGATAAGGTAGTAATCCCATAGGAAGCTGCGGCATTGGCAACCATTACTTCGAGGCCATACCAAGACCTACGACCAACACCAAATCGATCAAGCCAAATCGCCTGAGTAAGGCTGTTTAAAGCGAAATCATAATTCTGGGCGTTGTCGTAAAGATCCTTTGCTGCAGGGGAACCAAGAGGATTGCCTGTGTTATAAGTGGTCATGCTGGCCTCATAAATGAGAAAACCCGCCGAAGCGGGTTGTTTGAATGGTTATTTAATTAGGTGACATTTCCGGGATACGGGGTGTTGTCGTACTGGTAGAAGCTATCTTTATATTCTTTGGCCGTTACCTGGCATGTCCCATCAGATTGTGGTGCTATCTCTGCAATGATGCCATTGTAACCAACCCTTGAAGAGTCGCAGAATATCAACCGTGGTGGTTCAATTGCGCCGCCATCCATAATGATGCTGGCGAACTCAGGCTGCTCTGGAACAGATAATTCATAGTCGCCAACTTTAGTTACAAGAAGCAGCCCCGACGCTGAACCATCCTGATAACGAATGAGTGCGCGCGGATTGGATAATGACCAGTCTAGTGGTTCACTTACCGTAAAGATGGTTGTCCCTTCGGCGGTAACCATATCCTCCACCAGCGTGCTTACTGTTTTACTTCCAGGAATATCGTCAGTAAGAACAATGCGATCCCCCACGTTATAACAAAGTGCATCCATTTCTGTGGTCGTGGTGTGCGTTAGTCTTTGCTGTAGATATTTCATCAGCCTTCGCATACCAATCTGATATGCATGGTCTCTATTTAGAACACCATCAAGTGTGTAATCTTCGACCTTAACCGGGGTTGGATTATCGCTTGTACGGCACTGCACAGTTTCTTCAGCCCAGGTAGATCCGTTGATATAGGTAACATCGACACCGTCATAATCATCAGAAGATGGTGCAACGAACGCCGTCTGTAAAGGTTCGGTCATCTCCTGCGGGCTGATGATGCCCGTCCAGGGCTTAACACCTTCACGAGCCACTGATGCCAGTCCTTCAGACAGCAGAAAATAACTTTTACCAGCGTTAGCTATCATCTGAAATATTTCAAGTGAACTGGTAGTGTCTGTGGTCTCGTAATCAAAGAACTCGCTGTTCGGTGTCCAGTAAATACTTTCGAGTTCTTCAATGGCATCAATATCCATTTGCAGCCCTAAAGAATTACCGACATGAAAGAGTGCCGCGGAAATAGATCTTTCGGTACCGACGTCGTAAACCCTGGTCGCCACGATATTGACTCGACGGTCTGACTGGGCGGCCAACTTGCCCCCGGTCTCCACAGTAATCCCCATAGTTGTCACACCATGGTAAAATGCCGGGCGCACCAACAGCCTGCCGCGGAGTGACTGCCAGTACATATTGTCACGAGAGTTATCTTGCCCCTGTTCATTTGTGCGACGACTCCGCACTTCTACAAGGCCTGGAGCATCAAGCGTAACCCGTTCCGTAAATCCAAGGCCGTTGATATTTTGCATATTATAAGTACCGGTTTTACTTTCCCATCCAGACCCAGATCCATACACCCGATACTGTATTTCCCACTGAACCTCCCGGTTTTTTTTACTCCCCTTATCGTTATAACCACAAATTCCATTAGGGAAGAAAAAATTAACCTCGAACATATCGCAAGTTTCATTTTCCGGACATGCCAGGAATGGCCCCATCCAATTATCGTTCTCATTCACTCCTGATGCGGTGAAATCAAGAACTGTGCGTACAGAAAAACCTGGCCACGCCGGATCAACAATACCTTCCAAAAGACGTTGAAGAGTAGTTGTAGCACCGTCAACCTCGACTATTTTGTACTCACTACCGGCATGTGAAACAGACAGGCGAATGAGTCCTTCAGGTATCCCGGTAAAAGCTGTTCCTGTGGCGCTTTCATAGGCCAGGGTGATTGAGGCAGTAACCTCAACCTCACTTCCAGATGCACCTGCGTGTGGCGTATAGGTCGCGATGAATAATTCATAATCAGAACTGTTGTACCAGAGCGTGACTGGCATCCCGACGTATGGCGCAATTTCAGCTAGAACATCGCTAGTAATGAGGCTGTACGCACCTTCATTGGTCACAACATATGAGTCAGGAACAATCAACTCTACTGTGGCCCCTGCAACCCAAGAGTCAGGAAGGTCGTTGGTTGCTTCATCTCCATCATCAGTGCTCAAGCCATTGAATGTAATTGTCGGCCCTGATACCGTTAATGAGTTAGCAACCACATCATCAGTATCTGGGGCTGTCTGAGCCATATCTAAACCCGCACCTGAGGCGGTCCCGCCAACTTCGGTTGAGTTAAACCAATTTTCGCTTCTCACATCACCTGAAACATCCACATCAGGCAAATGGGTATCGTAAGAAAACCCCTCTTCAAGAGACGAAACTGGCGTCGAACCTACGCGGATATCCCCCTCACCGAAAGAGAACTGATCCACACCCAGTGAAACAAACATTTGGACTGTCATGATAGTCGGATCATCTGGGTTAAAACGGGTAACTGGCTGAACAACATAATCAGGATAAATACGACGGCGACCAAAAAGTTCTCTTATTGGATCACCAAGTTTTGCCTGGTTTGCTTTTGCTGGATTAACATCAAGCTGGTTTCCTGTCCCCGATGAATAACTACCTGTATCACCTACACCAGGGGCAAAAAATAAGGCATAAGCAACAGAAGCCGCCGCGATGGCAACAGCAACCCATGCAAGAACAACAGCACCATAGGGAATGGGGTAAACCCTGACATCACTGTCAGGTTTGATCGCATAGTCAAACCATGCTGTGGCAGGAATATTTTCCCCATCAACGTCAATAGCGATCGGGTGTTTCATATCAGGACGATAATTTTCGACATTGTGTTTTAACCATTGATGAATGGTCATGGCGCCGTGTTGATGTGTTTCCAGTGGTTCACCTGGAATCCGGGAAGGATAAATTCTGATTGTCACAGCCAGAACTCCACTTTAACGAAACGTCGTTTAAAGCGACTCAATGGGATGAAAGAAACGTTTTTGCCCGGGTTGCATTCCGCGACATGCATTTGGCCGTCTATATCAACTACCACACCGACGTGCGTAACTGTAGATCCTGAATAACACGCTACGCCTGCTCCAACGCATGGCTCGCACTTACTTAAAGCCATCATCAGCTTGCGCGCCTCTCTATCCAGTCCACCACCATCTTTGGTGATACCGGCAAAGTCTGGCCACTCAACTAAATTAAGATCACGACGGATTTCGTTAACAATGCCAAAGCAGTCAAGTTTAGGGTAAGTGCGACCGCCCTTCAGCCAGGTGACTGAAAGGTATTTATCAGGATTGAACATAGGGTTCCTTAGCTCATATAACGAAGGCCTGGGTAATACGGAAGTGTGTAGCGATATCGCGGCCACGCCGTATCCAGAACATTCATATAGCCTGCTGTGATTTGTGCTTGTATCGCGGTCCATGACCCATTTTTAACTGCAAGGGTATAGGGGACAGATGCGGGTGCAGTCAGGTCTGTCGAAACATAGTTTCGGTATGTCAACGTGGCACCAGAAAGATTATCCAGCGCGCTGCGGATCGCCGTAGAGACCACACCATCGATATTGTCGATCGCAAACTGGAGATCCTGCGTTCCGTCACTGTTTCTGGCTGGAAGTGCAATGTCGATGGCGGCGGCAGTAAACGTCACCAAATCACCATTTTCTGTCGTGGCAGTTATATCCTCGTAACCCTTACATAAGTAATAAGTTTCCGGACCAATGTTGATTTGCAGTGTTTCGATGATCACTTCTTCACCAGATGATGCATAAAGCCTATTCAGAATAGTCATGCTCCAGGCCACTCCCGATTTAGTGCAAGGTCAATAATGTCGCTATTGATGATGTAATCAGGGAAGTTGCCCCAATCAGGCAAAAGAATCGGCCTTTCCCATAGTTCAAGGGTGGCGGTATAACGCCAGTAGTTCCCGCCCTCAATAGTTGGCCCTTCATAGATATCAACGAAGCGACAAACATAGACATCAGTTATTCCCAACGGGGAGCGAAGGGGCATATTGAACCAATCCGCCCCATCATGAATGGTGTCACGATACCAGGCCTCAAATAGCTGCCCTTCAGGATCGCTGAGTGACCAGGCTACCGAAGCCTGTGTCGGTGTCGATGTATATAGCCGCCGTTGTCTTGCTCTTCCGGATGTCAAATCAGTCCGTAGTAAAGGGCTAACCGGCTTCAATCCATATCCATCCTGCAAAGGAATAGGCAGGTAATCTGCCGGATAATTTATGCTGGTTGTCTTCGCCATTAACCCGTTCTCCGTCCAGTGTTCCATCGACCCATGGCTTTTGAAATATCTCCCTTACCTGTAGCGAGATCGCTGGCCGCCTGCTGATATCCCATTTTGGCTCCGTCAGCAGTCGCCTTTTTCATCATGGCAATTTGAGTATCAGAAGGGTCACCGTTCACGTTAAAATTAAACGTTGGGGCGTATTCTTTTCCGGTCGATGATTGCTGATTAACTCGATTCAGGGTTTCATCAAGCTTTGCGGATGTCTGAGATGTAACGACACGCTCACCCTTTTGCAGTAACCAGGTGCCTGTTTCTGGAACGCTGTCGATACCATCGTGAGCCATACCAGCAAGAGATGATGTTGCGACACCTGCCACTAGCGGTACCGTTACAGCGGCAGCAGCAGCCATGGCGGCTGGTGCAAGCGCAGGGCCAACAATTGGAATGGCCGCTGTCGAAGCGTAGGCCGCCAGTTGCGCCTGCAAGGAGGTAGCCTGGGCATTTGCAATCAAAGATCCAGCCGCAGAGGCCTGTGTGGTTTTCCCTACCAGAAGTTGCACCGCCTGATATACCAGCCATTGAGCTGCCATATCAGAGAGAGTCTTGATAATGGTCTCACCAAGACCGGCAAAGATATTACTGAAGAAGTCGCCCAGCCCCTCTGTATCTTTAACAAGTGCCTGAATATTCTCTGAGATGGATGACGTTGCCCCGCCGATTATTGATGTCATGCTGTCTGCAGCGATTTGGTAATAATCACTCGCGTTGTCAGCATAATCATTGAGAGCATCCATGATGCCATCTTGCCAATCCCCCATCTGGGCATCCGACTTTTTGTAATAATCCTGCTGTATTTCCAGGCGTTCATCTAACGCCTGTTGTAGGGAGTTAGTTTCCTCGTCATAGAGAGATTTGCTGATGTCCCCGTTTTGATATTGCTTCTGAAGATCTGCCTGCTTCTCAAGAAAGTCGCGCTGAATATCCAGCTCTTCCTTCATTCGCTGGCGGGTTTTATCTCCCATGCCAGCCCCGATAAAATCAGAATCGTTAGAAGCTTTTGCATTCTGATTTTGCTTACGGAGATTGGCACTGTACTCAGCAAGTTTTAGGTTATCTTCGTTGGCTTTTTTAAGCGTGTTAAGGCTGTCTATCTCAGTAGCGAGTTGCTTTAACCTTTCCTGCTCAGCAGCATTGAGGCCAGTCAATTTACCGGTAGTTAGATCAAAATTAAGCTTGGCAAACTCAGTGACCTGTGCCGTCTTCTTACCGGTAGTGTCAATCAGCTCGATTTGTCGAAGATAGCTTTGTTCAGTCGCCTTGAATGCGCTTGCGAGTTTTTTTACACCTGCATCTGGCGTTACTTTCCCGTTCGTTCCGCCGGGAGGTAAAGCAAACTGACTTGTACTTCCTGTTGTTGCTGGAGCAAGAGGTAAAACAGGCTGTTTCTGCTTACTGAGCTTATCCCGTGTAGCAATAAGATTATTGAGCTCATCGCTCAACGTTTTCACACTGTCGTCGGCGCCAGAAATCCAGCTAAAGAAAGATTCTCCCTGGCTGTAGGTGTCATTACGCCCATTAAGGTTTTTTTGGAGGTACTCAATTCGCTCGCTAATCTGGTCAATATTGCTGAGATCAATATTCCCGCTAAGCGCGGCCATGCGGTTACCAGTATTAGCCGCCAGCTCTCCAGCAGAAGCTGCAGCTTTAACCAGCCAACCGGCTAACTGTGCAACCTCCGAAACGAGATTTGTGATCCCCTGGAGTATTTCCGGGTCAGTTAATACGTCCCGCAGTTGCCCAAGTGATGACTGCAGTGGAGAAAGGTCGACTTTCGCAAGGCCCGCCGCAATCTCCATTTTTAGCCCTTGCACCTGGGCTTCCATATCTTCAAAGAGGGCATTGACCTTTACCAGGTCGTCAATAGATTGGGGATCAGGAGCCACCCCGTAATCTTTAGCCAGGCTGATGAACTGCTCTAACTTTTTGTTATTGTTGTCAAAGAGGGGCAACAGTTTCGACAGATCATTACCAAGACTTTCGAGAATTGTTGTTTTCTCGGCGTGCGTGCCAATTTTCCCCAACGCATCACTGATAGCCAACAGTTGCTTATCAACGGGAACTTTAGATAACTTCTCAGCGGACAATCCAAGGGCATTTAACGCATCGACCGCTTCACCGGATTTATTGAGTACCGCATCACCAATCTTATCGCCGATATCCTTAAAGATATCTGCCATCTGATCACCAGTGACCCCGGCTTTCTCCGCTGCAAACTGCCAGGCAAGCAAATCCTGTGTGGCGATATTTAAGGACTTCGCCCAGCGATCTGTTTCTGCAATTTGTTTTGAGGTGGATTTAAGCAACTGAAAACCAGCAGCACCTATTGCAGCACCAGCGGCAATAGCAGCGGCGGCGGTTCCGGCTATTGCCGCACTGGTGGTTTCAGCATCCTTCTGTACCTGCTTACCCCATTTTTCTGAGGCCCTTTCCGCCTGGTTCATTCCTGATATGAAGCCGCCAGTTTTAGCGATCAGGTCAATCGTGAGCGTGCCGAGTGATTTACCAGCCATGCTTATGTCCACTCCTGCATTGCCTGGTCCAGGGAAATGGCAGGCTCATTAATATGGGGGGTAAAATCAGTAACTTTGAAAGGTGGGGTGTCTTTTCCCCGATTAACGTTTGCCAGCACAGATGAAACGAGGCCAGCAGCCCACTCAGTACGCATCATTGGATTAAGGCTTCCATACTTCTGTCGGTACAGCACCCAGTCCCGGTACTCGGTCAAGCTGATGCGCTCTTTTGCTTCGGCTACTGTTCTCCCGCCGATCCCGTTAAGTACTAATTCGCACCAGAACTCGTCTTCTGCGCTGAGCTCGCCTTTCCCATACTGTTAACTTCCTGAATGGCCACCAGGAGAGCTACTGTCAGGCTACCGTCGAGAGCGCCGCGTTCCGGATCCGCCTCACCAGTAATATCGGCAATTGTGAATACCTGCTTGCCATCTTCATCACAAATGGAAGCTGCGATGCGACCGGCCACACCATCAACTTTTCCTGTGATCGCCAACACTTCACTAGTCGCTGTGTGATATCCCATTGGGCGGACATACGTAGTTGCTTTGTGTTCGGTGCCGTCTTTGGTTTTCCAGTTAATTTCTTTCTCAACCGGGCGCCCTGTAAATGCGCCTGTCTGCTTAAGTGAATTCAAAGTCAGTTTCATTGCTTACTCTCAATTGGCGGGGTTTCCCCCGCTGGTGATTAGCTGGTTGGTTGAGCTTTACGAACCCATTGTCCCTGGCCATTACGCTGAATGGTTGCGGATGTCTGGACCACCGTATTAGCTTGGAAATCAAACGGGAAATCTGACACATACCCTTTAAATACATACCAGGTTCTGTCATCAGGAAGCACAAGCCCATCCACTGCGTCAGGATTTAAGCCAGTTGCATCGTATGTTGGAACTGAGTCACCATCGGCCCAACCGATAGCAAAAACTAAGTCTTGCTGATCGTTACTCTCTGCAAGGTCGCTGAGCATTACATGACTATCATTTGCTGGGTCAGCATTGAGCGTTGCTGTTGCCTGCCCTGGGGTGCGAAGCCCCTTTTTATAACTACGAGTGTTTCGCTCGCTTAAACAAGTATCCTCGATCTGGTCTGCAGGACTACTACCTGGGGAAAATGAAGTAATGCATTCAACTTCACTGACCACGTTGTTATTGACTACAAATAGCTGCGTGCCTTGAGTCACTACTGACATAATTATCTCCGGACATAAAAAAACCGGCTCAAGGCCGGTTATGGAAGGTTTCGTTATCTGCTGACTATCCAGTCAACATCGAAAGAATATCGGTATCGTTTCGTTTCAGGATCGCGCGTCTGATCACCCCATCGCGTGATGTAAGCCTTCCCTTCAATCGCATCTCGCAACGCGCGCGCCACATTCATGGACTGCATTGGAGTGTCGCCATAGATATCAACTTGCAGCGAATACTTATCCGCGTCAGGGCGCTGGTTAAGGTAATTTTCAGGCCCTCCACCGGGAATGTTCTGCCAGACAGCGTAGGGATAAACTCTGACGTCATCCTGTAGACCAAACGGATAAAGGCGAACTGGCGAATCGCCAAGCAAACTTTTAACCGCTGCATCCGCAGAGCAAACGGCGAATATCGGGGGGATCACGGTTTCACTCCTTTTTTCTGTGCGCGCTTAATGGCCCGGTCGATACCGAGTTCATATTCATTGGCAAAGGTGTTGAACGTTTCGTTCATCCTGGATGTGGCCGCTGCGCGAACAAGTGGTTTGGAGGCCATGTTCTCGGTGCCGAACTCGAGCAGTCGCCAGTGCGGGGTCGGGGCGTCTTTGCCCATGCTGGGATGTTTCTTTAGTACAGCGCCCTGGAGTATCCCGATACGAAATGCGAGATCGCCGGTTTGCTTGAATACCTTTCCGTTCCAACGCTGAGCTGCGTTATCAGCGATGCTTCGAGCCGTATGGGTGTCATCAAGCCGTAGTGCGTTATTCTTTATCTGAGTGACAATGATATTCCCGGCCTTACGCAACGCTGCTCGACCACTTTTCCTTTTCAGGTCATCGCCTATTTCGGCAAGCTTACCCAGTAAAGAATCAAGACCATCGAGCTTAACTTCCACACCATCAGCCATCGTTTACACCCTCTGAACAAGGAAGTGTCAGATACTCCAACCCGCTATCCGGATCCGGGAGCACGGCCTCTATGTTATAAATGCCCCCCCTGAACAGGATGCGATGTTTGTCGCTTATGTCTGTCCGGTAGCGAATTTTAATGCGGGATGTGATTTGGTTCTGATATGCCTGTGCCGCGACAAAGTCACGGGCCGACACGGCGGTAACTTCGGCCCAGACTGGTTTCACATCTACCCAGGAATCAATCATCGCACCAGTAATCGGGTCCTGAACCTTCACAGTTTCCTGCAGCATAATGCGATGCCGTAACGGTCCAGCTTTCATAATTACCGCCTGATAGTTTTTTGGCTTAGATATTGAGGCCTGGTATCATTCAATTCGGTAACCTCTACATCATCGCGATCTTCACTAAGTACTTGAACAATTACGGAGCATAACGCTTCGTTTGATTCAGCCAGGCGGCTTATTGCCGCGGTTTGTTTCTCCATCGCCAGCGCCTGTTTGTTCATTGCCTCGATTAGCTGATTTACCAGTTGTTCGTTCATACGCGACCCGCATCATTTTTTTAATCCATGCCTTTCGGCGTTCACAACCTGCACATGCCATAAGGACTCCTACATTATTGTTGGCCGGCGAAGATCATAGATAAGCATTGATACCGACCACGGCAACTCGCCCTGCTTTAGTTTTTCCTCTTCTTCACCGCCTCGGTTTCGGTCAAGATAGCCAAGCAGAACCAGTAAAGCTGTTTGCATTCTGCTTAGCACTTCACCATCAATAAGGTCACCATTTTCGGCTACAACCTTATCGCGGCTACCCTGGATATAAGCCAATAGCGCAGCGCTGCCGCCCTGAATTTTTAACGTCAGATCGGAATCGCCGTAATCCTCATCAATGCGCAAATGCATCTTCGCTTCATCAAGCGTTACGAGTTCAATCACGTTTTATCTCTCCCGTCCCGGCCGCGCTTGGTCGCCAACGTCCAGCCTTTTGAACCATTTTCGCCTGGCTTATCAGCGGACTCTTCATCGCAGTGCCACATTGAACCGCCCCAGGTAACCGTATCGCCGGGTTTGTAAACATCACCAGATTTGAATACACCACGATAAATCAACGTTGGCATGGAGAAAGATTTACTCTCTATTACACCGCTGGCACGCGTAACGGTAACGGTGAAGTTCCGCTCGTCGGTATTGACGATATCAATACCTGCAACGCCATCGACCAGACATTCCCAACCACGCATGCCGTGGGTTTTTTCGTAAGCGCGCCATAGGCCGCCTGAATGGGTTGCATAGCTGCCGCGCGGGTAGCTTTTCTCTTCGTCAATGAAGGGTGACACTTCGAGTTGAAGAGCGTCGCGTCCATGTTCGCCATCAATCGCCGGCTCTGGTACTGGCAGCGCAGCAATAGCATCACTCACCATCGAAGCAATATTTGGGAGTTCCGGTGCTGAGGGTGCTGGAATATCTGCAACAGCCTCTTTCACCAGTTTCTCAAGCATTGGCCTAACGTCTTCAGGCGTGATGCTTTTTGCTGGCTCAGGTGCTGGCAGCGCTGCAACAGCGTCACTTACCATCAAAGGTATATCTGGCATGGCTGGAAGCTCAGGAACCTGCACAAGGGCAGCGGCCTCACGCGCCAGCGCTGAAACGTCAGGTTCTGAAGCTTCTTTCAACTCATCAACAGACTGGCTCAGCGAAGAAAGCTTTTCCTCAAAAGCTTTCTGCTGATCTTCTAGCTGCTTTGCAAAATCCATTTTAATACCTGAAAGCACAGCGCTGAACTCTTCAGTGATCACCTTTAATATTTCAATTTCGCGTTCATTCATTTGGCAATCATCCCTCTAATCATGGCCTTCATTGCAATCACCTCATAATCAGAAATAGCTTTGGATGCTGGTTCATCTGGTTGCACAGGTGGTTGAGATGACGATGTACTGAAGGGGTTATCCGATGCATCACGCCGAGCTAGCGCTGGCAGACTGTAATTCTGCTGTTGAAGATAGAGCGCATCACCGCCTTCAACGGGTGGAAGGTTCTCTTTTTTACGTGCTTCGTTTGGTGTCAAAATGGTGTTTTTCACCCCTTCACCCAGGGTTTTCATCCTGCGCTCGCTGTCCATGCGGAGGAGAGAACTGATATCCAGCTCTACCTCTTTCCGCTCATCAAGCTCAAAGGCTTCATCTAGTAGAAGTTCTATGGATTCGATAAGAACCTGTAGGCACTGCGAGTAATATTGCTGTTCAAGAGCTTCAATATTGTCGTAGGACGGCATGTCGCCTACACCTACTTTGTAGGCTGGGACATGAAAAGCGGAGCACACCATTTCGGCAGACAATTTTTGCTGTTCAACGGTATCAGCATCAACGGCTGACATGGTAATAGGTTGATAGGCTGCTCCACCAGAAAGAAGCCCAGTCTTACCGGCGTTTTCTCCTGTATAACCTGTGTCCCAGTTAGCTTTAATCTCCCTTGCCTTATCCTCACTGACAGACCCAGGAATTGTGATCACACCACTCGGCTTACCGCCATTTTTAAAGAAAAACGCAGAGCTTTCAAGAATATGTTTGCCCTGCAACGCAGCAGTACCACAGGCGTAAATTGGAGATACACCAATTAGCTGATGGAAAAGACAGTTGAACCGGTCATGAATAATTTCACGCGCTGGAACTGTAACTTGTGTCGGCAGCCCGCTGATATTGTCTGGACTGATTTGATAGAAAACAGAACCATCATCAGCCACAAGTGGCACAACCTTATCGGGGTCCAGAATTCTGAGTTCAATGATCTCGCCCAAGCTATTCCTTACCTTCATCACGTATGTGTTCCCATGACAAAGTTTCGAATTTACCCAAGCTTCTTGGAACTGGATCCGATTCTGAAACTGATTAGGCCTATTGAAAAGCTTGTCGAGTTTCGTATCTTGCGTATCTTTCCAAACCCCATTTGAATCTTTGGCTTTCAGACCGGGTGGCATTTTTGATATATCACTGGCAATGAGAGATATGCAGGAAAAAACAGCATAGTACGACAGTACTGTTGGGTTGCTGATCTCCATGTTCCGTTGCCACGCTCCAGCAAACGGCTCCTTAACGAATGAGAAAATCGATGTCCAACCGCGAGATGAAGGTTGCTGTAGCGACTTCTCTTTCCGCTTTAAAAATTTCCACATCAGCCAGTCCCCGCATTATCTTTTTTTCTGCCCCTGCCACCAGTACGGCACCCGGTTAAGTATTTGGCCTTACCGAGTAAAACCAGTACCTTCGCGCACTGGTCATTCACATCCTTCTCATCGCCAGGCAATGAGTCATGTGTACGCTGAAGGTATTTGATTTTTGCCATAAAAAATGGCGAGGTTTCCCTCGCCCTCCGTTTTAACTTGTTTGACCTGAGCTGTAGTTAACACCGCTAATAACTGCAACTGCTGCTGTGCGGCGGCGCTGCCAGTTAATCCAGCGCTCAGCGCGGATTGCGACACTGTTTGTCTGCCACATAGAGACTAATTCAACCCCTTTTGGAGTTACGCTATCCCCAGTAGGTGATGATTCCATTTCCAAAGATGCCTCGCTGGACATATCGACAGCCACGCCGCCTTCATCAGCAAGATAAATATCTGGGGCATTCATCAGGATGATTTGGTTGCCAACATACTGAGAAACAATCGCAGGAAGACCTTCATAAGTGCCGCCGAACATTGTCATATCTGGGTATTCTTTTGCACCAAGAGGTGTTTTTCGTTTGGATAAAGCAAGTGCCGTGGAACTGGACATCAGCCACACCGCGCCGGTAGGTTGAAGATCGGCACTAATGAATACTTCAAAAGCTGCAGTGCTGTCCGCATCTGGATCGCCAGTACTCGGGATAGTTGTCGCGCCGTTTGTGATAGAAGCAGGAGAAATACCCGCCTGCGCTGCTTTCGCTGGATCTACAAAGTCAGTATCTAGGCGAGCAATTACCGATTCAGCCAGAGAGTTTCGAACAAGAACATCCGCTTTAGGATTGGAGAAACGCAGCAACTCTTCAGTAAGAACAGAAATTGCCGCAACCTTTGAAAAACCAAAAGTAACTGTTTCAAAGTTAAATTTGGTCAAAGGTTTAGCTTTGCCCTGACCAACCCATTGGGCCGCACCACCAGAAGTTTGCACCGGAATACGAATGTTAAATGGCACCTCATGTAGCGAAGGAATGTTGCCAGTACCAAACTGGCCAATGATGGTTTTTGGACGCAGGAAATCTACAAAGTCACCCGCAAAGTCCTGGTATTCAACCAATGAACCTGCCCAGGCTGGATCCGTAGTGGTACCCGCACTTACAGCAGCTTTAAGTACGTGGTGCAATTTGGTGTCTTCAGGATACTTGCTCTTGGCAATCTGAAGCGCTTCAGAACGAACACCTTTAGCCGCAGCCAATGACTTGGCTAAACGGGCGAAGGCGATACCTTTTTCAAGCTTCTGCTCAACGCGAATGATGCCAGTAGCGCGATTTTCAACAGTAGTCACTGTGCCACTAGCAGCTTTGCTGACAGGGATGGCGGTGGCCGCCATATTATTTTCCAAGTCACGTAGTCGCTTCAGGTGATCATCAGCTGATTTGACTTCAGCTGAAGTAATGTCGTACTGCTCGATTTCTTCAGCATCAAGAGTTCGACCCTCTTCACCAGCTTTGCTCATAATATCATTCAGAGAAGCTGCTAGCGCCGCACGCTTGTTTTCGAAGCTTTTAATTTGTTCAGCAAGATTCATAGTTTTTCCTTTAATTTCTGTAGTTTTTTTTGCTGTAGCGCCAGCAGATGGAGTTGCTATAACCACCGGTTTCTCATTGCCTGACGCGGCGATTAACTGGCGGTCGAAAGATTTAACGGTCTGGATGGAGCATTCGGCATTGGCCGGAATAGTGACTGCTGAGACTTCCAGTAGCTCCCATTCAAGGAATTGAATGCCGCCTGAATCAAGAAAGGCGTATTTAATGGGCTTGAAGCCGATTGAAAGACCTTTTACCAGCCCAGATTTAATAGATGCCCAGGCTTCATCAAGTCGGGCAACCAACTGTGTCGGCATATCAGGAGTTGGCTTAACCAGTTGGGCTGTAATCTGAAGCCCGTCTTTCATTTTTTTTGCCGAACAATTGCCAATAGGCTGTGACCGATCGTGTTGCCAGAGGAACGGATTTTCACTACCAAACTTCGCCCCATCTGGCTCCATAATGTCCCCGTCACGATCCGGCGAGGGTGTTGAAGCAATACCGGTAATAACCCGTTTATCTTCATCAACCGACTTCACGGTCATGAGAGTACATGCGCGATTAAGCGTCATTTACTGACCTCCAGAAACGAAAAAACCCGCCGGAGCGGGTCATTAACTGACGTATATGTCATATGAAAAATACCTGATAATCCTGTTTCTTCGCTTCCGGGTTCAGAGCCATCAGCGATACGGCGTTAAATAAAGCCATCAGCGGGTCAATCTTCCCCTTTCCGCTGGCCTGCTTGGTTATCAGGATGGCGTTGCCTTTAGGTTCAACCCTGGCATTTCCAACGCACCAGTTCATCATCGGTTGACCAGAATGTACCAGCACTCCCTCGGCAAGCTTACGCTCAGTCGTTTTTATAGAGCCACCCAGGCGCCAGCCCTGGCTGATGCCGACAACGCTTTCAGCCGGTATTTCTACCTCAGTAAGGGCATCGAGAATTGAGCCAACCCCTGATGGGTCGATGCCGATCTTGTCGAGCAGTTCAGCTTCATGGATGCGGCCCACCAGCTCAGCCAACTGGTCTGTATCTTCACCGACAAATTCAACAATTGTCAGGTCACCGTCTTTCTGAAAACCTAACAGGCGGGATGCTTCGCTTTTGCGTCGCTCGAGGACGATTTTATGTGCCCAGGCATGGCACCAGCACAACCATTCGCGGGAGTCCTTGTCACGACCAATAGCTGAAAGTCCCAGCAAGTCATCCAGGCCACCGCCATCTATACCGACAGTGATTACTTCTGCGCGCCGCAGTAAATCTTCGAATGTTACCGCTTGCGCCTGCTGCTCCCAGAAATCGACGCCGGCCCAGCGGTCACTTCGCAGGTTAAGGCCGATCTCAATGTTGAGGTGTTTAGCCAGGAACTGCTGTAACGTCCCATCCGTTTTGGATTGGTTCTTACGCAACTGGTCTTCAAGCCACTCCGCACTTACCGAACGCCCCATGTTGGGGTTCGTAATGTAGAAGTTCTCAGGCAAGAGATATTTTTTGTTCTCGACCATCGATTCGGGGAATTCGTAGAGAATGCCCAAAGTTTTACGGTCGGGGATCTTCCCGTCTCTTACATCACGCCAGTATTGTAGTTTTTCTTTGAATACACCTGCAGGTGGTTCATCGCTTTGGGTCGTCAGGAATATAACCCAACCTTCTTCTCGCGATACCTGCCCGCCGAGCGCTTCCATAAACATGGCTTCAGCATTTTGTCGCTTCCCAAAAAGCCAAAGTTCGTCTACCAGAATTCGCCCAGCCTTCTTACCCGAAACCGTATCGGTATCAGCGGCCACAACTTTCAGGGTATTGCGCGTAACACGGTGTGTGATCGTCCTGATATGGTCCTGAATCTGGAACATATCCGACAATTCCTCGTCGGCGCGTATCATGCCGGCGGCTGGTTTAAAGCTGTTATCGGCTACTTCTTTCGTTGGCGCCAGAATGAGATGCTCCTCATCTTCGCGCCAGCACAGGATCACCGCTGTCAGCATAATTCCAGCGGCAATGGTCGATTTAGTGTTCTTTTTGCTGATCAGCAGGCCATATTCGCGAATGAGCTGCTTTCCTGTTTCCGCTTCGTAGCCACCAAAGATGGCTTTCACAAAATCAAATACCCATTGCTCAGAGCACTCACCAAATGTCGGCTTACCCGGCAAATCTGACACCCTGAGCTCTTTAAAAATGCCCAGGGCATACTCCGCCTGATCGGCAAATATAGGAGTTGGAATAATCGATGCCCTATCGACAAGCCGCCTTTCCCAATCAAGACAGGCCGTGGTCCATGCAGTCATGCATTACCCCTTATTGTTGACGACAAGTTTCGGCGGTGCCATCGCTCCAAATTTGCTGGCGCCAGCGGCTACTTTTGCCGCTGCATTACGTGCATCTTTTTTACCACCCTCGCCTTTCTTCGGATGGATATACGGAAGCATGGCTTTTGCCGCATCTTTTCTGACGTCAGTTTCTTCGGTGATATCGTTCATTACCGACTTTAAAAACTCGAGAGGATCTTCAAAGGTTCCAGCCAGATTGTTAACAACTGGTGATGGAGTTTGTGGCTCATTCGCAGGTGCTGTAACTGCGGTTGTCGTACCACGTTCTTTCTTAATAAACGCGATGACATCCGGGTCTTTAGCCAGCTGCGAACCCTTGGAACGCGCGGATTTCTCAGAATACCCAGCCTTTACAGCGGCGGCAGCCTGAGTTGAGCCGGACATCAGCGCGATGGCAAACTTGCGCTTCTGCCCTGTTAACATGTTTATACCCTCCAAAAGGGAATTTTTTCTGTGCGTGAGAGGGGGCGCGGTGTCCAGCCCGATCGGGGTTTACTTTTGTTGATACCCCCCCCGGGTTTGGTGGGAATCATTATCGTTCACGATAAAATGATTTCAAATGCAACTATCACGCCACCTCATGCGATATCGATTCTCATTTGAATTAGATCGCGATGACTCCATCACTTCTGATGGGTTCGGGCGCCTTGCATTGAAGAGCCACCTCATCAGGCTGGCCTGTTGCGGCTTCCCTGGCTGACTTCCCATCATGACACTCGGTGCATAGCGTCCAGAGGTTAATGTCATCGTTGGTACCACCAAACTGTAGCGCCACACGGTGGTCAAGCTGGCTGTCATACAGGTCCACAACTCGCTCACACATGCAGCAATGGCCACCGTCACGTTTGTAGATACTGCGCTTCATACCAACCCTGGCACTACCACTGATACGGCGATGCTCGCTTAATGCTGGCTTGATGCGCCGGGTTTCAATAACTTTAAGCCTTGGCTGTAGAGTCGTTAGCTTTGCCATTTAACCTCCAGGCCTTTCGCCTTTCGAGGCGTGGCATGTTGTCCTTCGGTTTCTCTGCCAGCATGCCATCAGCATGGTCAACTAGTGAGTAGCACGGGTACAGAACCGGGCCGCCATAAGCATCGCCCACTGCATAGTCAGCCGCTTTGCTATGGCTCCATCGAGTTAGTACTTTTGCGAGATACTTTGGCGGCACGCTGTAACAGACGCCATGTATCAGCCGAGGGATCGTGATGTAGTCCGTTCGGTTCTTGTCAGACAGCACCAGCTTGGTAGCTATCTCAAGCTGATACTGAGGTGGGCGACCGGTTCCCAGATAAAAACTGATAAGGGTATCGGGGAATCTTGATAGCCATTCATTGGCCAACTCAGCAAAGCCACTGACTGGGATTGCATCGTCTTCCAGCACTACAACATGACCATCCTGCTCTTCTGCCCAGACTAAAGCGCGTCGATGATTCCAGTTCGCACCATGATCTGCCTCATCAATAAGAAGGTGAGCATTAAGCGAGGCTGCAAGGTTGGTAGCCATTTGACGCCGTGAGTGATGGCCGACCACAACAAACTTTATTTGTGCTTCCACCAGGCGTACTCCTTGCCGATCCCTTCAGTCTTGAAGACCGTATGGATTTTTGGACCAGTAACTATTCGGTCACCAAACGATTTGGCCACGATACCGAACGCACACATATCTACCTTGGTCTGAGGTACTCTCTCCGTGCCCCAAAAGAGATGGCTTTCGATACGGTAATACAGACGGGTAATGCGGTGGGCAAACTCCATCACGTCTTCTCGCGAACCACCCACCAGACCGGCATTAAGCAGCGTACTGTTGCGGTGTTCATTCAGGAAAGCGGCATAAACCTGTCCGTGATGGCTCTGCTTCATCCAGACATCATCGTAAGTCTTTGGCTCAGAACCAACGTAGATAACGCCTGGCTGCATTTCATGCCATGGCTCTCGCAGCATCTCGATATCCGTACCATCTGTGCACCAGACGAAGTGGATATCCTGGTGAGCGCGGAGATACTGGTAGATATGCAGCCATCGAGCAAAGTAAACGCTCGTCTCTATCGGAGGAACAGTAACCAGCGTTGCACCTGCTGGTGGACTATCAAGCTCGTCAGCCAGCACAACAGCATCTGCACCTCGGATTGAAGAGGACCAGGCGGATATGACTACTGGATCGGCACTCATTCGAACGCCGCGCTGCGGATCAGGTTGGCTAGTCAGTAATGAAGTAATGACTACATCACGCTGCCGACGGTACTCCACATATCCGGTATAACCTACATCTCTCCGGTCACCAAAAACCTTGGCGTTACTACGAACAAGCGCTTCACGATCTGAACGAGGAACCGAACGTTCCACAGCCTCGTGCTCATCAAGTGAGTAAATTAGTTTTTCTGACCCTACAACATCAGCAAACGCCCAGGTACTTAACCCTGCATTGTGAATGCGTAACGCCAGATCCGGGTGTTCATACATCCCGCGACCGTAAATCGGGTCGAATCCGCCAACCGCCGCTATTGCGCTGCGATGGTAATAGAGCATCACACCACGCTGCCCAGTGTAAGCAACGTGCTTATCGTCCCGGTACAGCACCGCCATATCTTTTAACTTCTTTGGTCCAGCAAGGTCGAGGAACTGATATGCCAGATGAGGCTCGGGGGACTCGATGTAAGGTAAATGCCAGTCAGGTGCTATTGGCCAGGCATCATCATCCCAGAGGAATAAATGTTCACACCCGGCATCCACCAGCACTTCAAGACTTCTGTTTTTAGATGCCACAATGCCGAGTGATTTATCATGCCGGATTAACTGAACACCATCAGGTGCTACAGCTGCTGGAATAGAACCATCGTCTATAACAACCACCAGCGCACCGTGAGGTAAGAACTGTTTATGTTGAGATGTGGCGCGACTCAGAACGTCAGCGCGATTATGCGTAGTAATAGCTATACCGATACGGGCCACTGAATTGCAGACAGGCGCATATGGGACACCATCAATAGTGACCTGCATTGTTGAAACCTCGCGATTAACCTCACGGTACTAACTGGACCACGGCAAAAAGCCACTGGCGAACACCACTAGCTTTCTATATGACTTATTCTCGTGTAGAGATTGGAGGCCCGTTTTTTATTTGAATACGAATTGCTGAGAGAGAATAAGATGGCAGCAGTCTAGTGCCTGAATATTGTTATTTATCCCCCTAACGTATTCTTTATGCATCTCTTTTAAAGAGCCACAGCAGCTCACAACCCGAGGATGTTTTTCCAACATATGCTCGCATATCAGAAAAGCATTAATAAGGGCATTCAGCTTATGTCTTAACTCTTTTAACTCTGCTCTTTTTTCAATGCGAACCGTAGGGGAGCCAAGATTTACTGGAAGTTGTGATAGAGCATTTGAATATTCAGCCACGGCCATTTTAAGCGACATTTTAGCTTTCAAAGCCTCTTGCTGGCGCCAAACATGCATTGCCCTAAGTGCAATGCCAACGGTTACAGCAGTTAATATTGCAGATACCGCCGCCCATATAGTCGCCCAGGGCCAGTTAAAGATTACTTGCCACATGAAAACCTCCTTGAGATAAGGAGGTTATTTTATCGTAAGTTATTATCACAGGCACTCAGTGAATGCTTGCTGTAGGGCTTATGGTTGGGTCTTGCTTAGAACATACGAATCAACAACACCGTCTTTATTGATTTTCACAACGAGAGATTTACCCTGACCAACACTAAATGCATTTGCATGTGCATAAGTCCAGCCATAGATCTTGTTGCCATCAGAGTCAGACGTAACTGATGATGGATTACCAAACTTCGCCAGAATAGATTGTTCCGTTGTAACTCCCTTCTGGATTGATGCAACATCACTTTCCGAAAAGTCTTTACCTACCGTTGCACAACCTACAAGCAAAATTAGACTTAGCCCGATAATTAATTTTTTCATCGTCACTTTCCTTAGTTAATAAAGCACCATCCTACCCTGGTGAGTAACAATGATCGAATAAGTGACATTGCAGTTTTATTAAGAACCGATTTCAACTGAATCAAAAAGTGTCAGTGTTTCTTCCGACTCTTTAATAGCTTTGGTCGTTCGAGCCACCTGCCCTGTTTCAGACGTTACGCGGCTCAGTTGGTTGATGAACAACTGATACTTAAGAGGATCATCACCAACGAATTTAATTGCTGCTTCCGCTGCCGCTGTGTCATAGGAAAGACTAGCGAGAAGGTTTAAACGGATCTGTTGTGCAGGTGTAACAGTTATTTCAGGCATTGTTTCTCTCTTCTTTGGATACGGGTATATTCCCGCGATGGAATGTGAACAAAGCAGCATTAATCGGCCTGCCTTTGGCAGTTTTTCTGCCATGTTTGGTTATGCGACAGAATGTCGCGCTTGCTCTGCCTGTCCATAACTTCTATATCATGGTCAGTCAGATATATCGGTTTCACCCAATCACACGCCGTATCGATGACTTCAGGTTTTGCGGGTAAAGTTTTCGCGCAACTCGCGATCAACGTTGTCATCAGACATATGGTTAACAGTCTGCTGAACATCACTAGCTCCTTTTGTTGCCTCTACCCGGCGTTCTGCTACTGCATTAGTTGCCGCAACGATTTCTTCATTACGCTGTTTATCAGCTGCAGACTCAGCCTTAGTGGTGCCGCGAGAGTGACCAAGACCAAACGCACCGGTAATGACTGCAACCAACAGACCAATGGCACCAAGAATCATTTCAATGCTCATTCGGACTCCTTAAACCATCAACACTGCTCGTGCTTTGTTATAGCGAGCTTTGCGGTCATCGATACCGTTCTGTCCACCGTTAATAATCTGCGTAACACGGACTACGTCGCCGGAATAAAGCAGGCAGCCACGCAGGGTGTAATACCAGGCTGCTGAACGTGCAGCATGTCGCTCCTGCTCGAGGAGTTCAGGTGTGCTGATAAGGTCAAGCTTCAACGCGATACCGCATTTTGTGTAATTTTCACGGCCAGTGATTTGAATCAGTCCGCGTCCGCGATATTTCCAGCCATCACCCGCTTCTTTATTACCCATGCGACTGCCATAAACCAGATTGGCAATCTGTGGCTGGTGAGCTGCCTGAGTCGTGGTACGCCCGAGCATTTCGCACTGATAAGGTGTCAGGCGATTACCGAAGGTTTTCTTCAGACCATCCACGGAATAGTTGAAGCTTTCCACCAGCGTGCTGAAGCCAGATGACTCATGCCCAACCTGCGCAATAAACATCGACTGGTCAATAGGTGACGTAATGCCAAATTCTGTCATTGCTGCATCGATGTGCTGAAACCAGCGCGCAGCTAATCCGGCGCTGATACCAGCCGCCATTTGAAATTGTTGTTGATTCATCAGAGCCTCAGAGCATCAACCAGCCGGGCAAGGTTCCCTCGGGAACGCAGCACAACAGCGCAGATAATGAGATTGACGACCACCACCAGCCAGTGTGATTCGCTGTAGAGGCCGCAAAGGTAACGGAACGGGACACTGGCATAAGCCAGAACAGCAAGATAAGCCAGCCATGACACCCATGGGCGGTGCCTGGCTCCTTTCTTGCGATAGAACATCAGAACGCCGACTATCACTACGCAGATAACAACGTTAACAGTCGCTATTGGGTCACTTGTTACCATTTGTTCCCCCTCGGAATCGCGAGAACACTCCTGCTAAATCCTGGTTAAAAACGAATGTTAGGATCTTGATTGCCAACGCAGAAATGAATACCGCACCTAGCGCATCAAGTGGCTTATCGCTATATCCGGTCAATACCGCCAGTTTTGAACCGACCAGGCCTGCGCCTAGTACCCCAGCGATGTAAGAAACGAGAAAGTAAGCAACGCGGCGGGGTGTAGTCAGGTCTGCCGCAGTAGCAATGTAGTAGACGGCACCTGCAAAAGCGCCAAACACAACGCCGTAATCAAGACCAGACAGAATCCCGAAGAACGTGACACCAGTTAATGCAATGGCTGCCCCGGTACCAGATATTGGATCAGCGGCCATCAAGCCCCCCTCTTTTGCTGTGCATCCTCTCAACATGAGGGGAATAAAAATCCCTTTCGGGCAGTGTTATAACTCTTTGTCTAAGGCACCTTTTCAGATGCCTTTTGCAGAGAACTATTTTTCTTTTTTGATAACCGGCCAGAGCAATGCAACAACTCCAGTTACCAGAACGCCGTCTGCCAGCATTGACATGAATCGCCCGGTGAAGTCGATCGCCACCACCAGAAAAAGGAGAATGGCGACTATCAGTATGCGGGCCTTGTTAATCAAGGTAGGTTTCCAGGCGCAGCCCAAGGCGGTTGGCGATTTCGTCCAGCACCTTCTTCTCTTGCTCCTCGATGTTTCCATCAGCTTCAGCAATGGCAATCGCCGTCACCAAAACATCTTCCGCTTCGCGCTGATCACCTTTGCAGTCTTCAATTTCTCGATAAGCGGCCAGGCGACCTACTTTATAGTTGGCTTCCAACTGCCCGATGATTGTCGCGCTGATACCCTGAATTTCAGAAGTGAATGCACCCAGAACTGGGTTAGCACGCAACACCTGATCAACAGCGGCCTTTTCCACATTTGAGCAATCACCATCAGCGTACGCTACCAACCATGCCGCATTGATAACGGCCTGTGCCAAATCGCGCTTCTCAAACTTCTTAACTTCAGCAACTGCTTTACGTGCTTTTTTACCAAAACCGAACATAGTGACTTCCTTTAGTGGTGAGCCTTACGCTCAGAGTGGACAGCCCGCAGACGAGGTCACACTGACCACTGCTAAGGCTCACCCTGAAAGACTCTGCGGTTTAATGCGCCGAGCGTGGCGCGGATATGAAAAAGCCCCAGCGAATGCCGAGGCCTGTAATTTTTTTTGCCGCTATAGGTGTCGCGGCGCACCATCGTATTTTTTTAGGCTGTTTGATGCGTTAATCGGGTCGCCAGTCCAAACTCAGTGATGCTTCACGCCACCTTTCCCTCACTACGTCGCCGTGGGAACCCGACCGCCATGTACGCCGTCGTCGCGCAGCCTGAACTAAAACAGGCTCTGAATTTACGGCCTATCCGCTTTGCTACTTCATTTCCAACCTCCAGAAACGCAAAAACCCGCCGGAGCGGGTTCAGGTGGCGTTATTCTAACTACTTACACTTCACAGAACGCAGAGACTCAAGCTGAGTTAGACGTTCCTGAGCTTTTTTAGTTGCTTCGGATTTGGCCATGCCATTACCGATACCAAAATCACCAAGGAAGCCAAGAACCGTGCGACCGTCAAAATCACCAGTACGCTGTATTTCTTGCTGAACGCTATGAGCTTTTGCAATTTCCTGATCCAAGGCTTTGCAATCGAAGGAAGTCGCTTCTTCGTTCGTTACAGCTGGTGCCTGCGGATATTGTTTAGTCGCACACCCAGAGAGAATTAAAACACCAAATGCTATCAATGCTGCCTTTTTCATCTTAAATTCCATTAAGTTGTAATCGGAATTATCTTAACATCAGGTTTTTGGTAGCGACTATCAAAAAAGACAAAACCCGCCGAGGCGGGTTTATTAACGTTAGACATACAAAGCCCATCGTTAGAGAAATCCTAACCAGTTTTTTTGAACTTTGCAAGCAACGTGTCGTTATAATTCATGATTACGTTGCTATCTTGTGACTTTGCGCAATTGAGCCTCTGCAAATGCTTCTTCCTGCCAGCATTTGGTTACCAGGCGGTTGATGATATCTGCGTATCCGCTATACCACTGATAGTTCGTCAGGTCCGGAACAAGCTTTTCCACCACTGCGCGTGCCATAGTTGTTGGCACACGGCTATAGCGGTTTCCATTGCATCGGCCACACACCTTCATAACCGGTACGCCATGCAGACGGGTGCGTTTCTCATCGAGCACTGAGCCTTTCCCTTTACAGCCACGGCAAGCAGTACTCACCTCACCTTTACCATTACAGTGGTGACATATCTCCTCGACAACTTCAGGTTTAATATGCGCCTCAACACCTTTTACACCTGGATGTTTAACCACATCACGTACTGAACGATGTAGCCCAGTCCCAACACAATGCTCACACATGGCTTTGCTGGCCGCCGAACGTGAGTAATCAGCGAATGCGAATCGAGCCAGGCACGGCACAATTTCACTACGGGCTTCATCACTAAGTTTTTTCAGTACGGGATTGTTAAGTGCCATCGCGTAATTTACCAGCCCTTCAATAGCCGGTTCCGGAGGTTGAATCCCCATCTTTGCCAGGAACAAATTAAAGCCCAATGGCGCTTTTGACTGCACCATCCCCTGAGCTGCCATAACATCAGTAATAGTCAATGCATCACCACCAGTGGCAGGGGAAACATCATTCAGCTTTGGTGATTTTGGGGAATAGAATTTTGGTAATGATTCCAGGTTCATAGCAGTCTCCACTTACGCCAGCACGCCAATCGCCAGCGAACGATCTAATGTTTTCAGCACCAGCTCAGGCTGGGTACCGTATTTTTTTTCAAATGCCGTTACGTCCGCATGAAGCTCGTCGTGATGCCTTCTGCACAAAGGGATCACAAACAAGTCATGCGCTTTGGTACCCATACCACCCTGTCCGTAGCCAATGAGGTGGTGCGGATCGTCAGCAGCGTTGTTACAGCAAACACACTTCTGGGCTTTTACCCAGCGGGTGTATTTCGGTGACTCCCAGCGGCGGCGCTTTGGCCTCAGCATGTGCGATTCAGGGCTGTCCGGATCAACTTTAAGCGACAGAACTTTTTTCACTTTCTCCTGCACAATGCTGGTGGCTGGTAACTCATGGACGATGTCGCATTCACGACTCACTGACGGGATAACATCTTGCGGCATACGGAGCGCACGCCGAGCCATACCTTCAGGTAGCGAGCCAACAACATCCATCTTCGTCGCCCACCAGCACAGCTCTGGCAATGTCAGCACATGACTTTCGTCAAAGCCAAGCGTTGCCCGCGCTCTGTCAATTATCCACGCCACCACGTTAGCCGTTGCCAATGTAGAAAGCTGCTCGGTGTAGTGGTCACGCAGCTGGTTATCACAACCCCAGCAAAGACGTAATGCGCCTGGGTGGAATCGCGTCGTAATCAGTTCGTGATGGTGATAGTCGGAGTGTGGCCACTGGCATTGTTTACCCTGTCGCATCAGCCAGGCTTCAAGCCCATTCAGGCCACCAGCAACTTCAGCCACTTTCTCGTTAGTGAAAAACGGCAGCAGTACCGGATCATCACCAAGCGCCTGACGCGCTGCGGGTAGTTCTCCGGATGCCACATCTGAGAGATATTCCGGGGCGTGGTCGATAATGACCCGATCCCCAAACAGAGAAAGCAATTCAGTACCAGGCCTGAATATCACCATGCCCAGTTCACGAACAACCACGGGTTTCAGCAGCGCTCTCATATTGATGCGCCATTTTGCAGGTGCTCAGCCCACAAGCCTGCTACCCACTTAACTCCTTTCGGTGTAAAGCGTGCCTGAGTGAATGCGTGATTGCTGACTTCGCTGGTGCCAGTTTTCACAGTGAAGCGCCCTGCCTCAATATGCTGACTGTAAGGCATCATGCCGCCCGATAGCCGGTACATGATCTTACTCTTTTCAAGGAAAGTGCGGAGCTGATACTCCTTTGCATTGAGCAACTTTGCCAACTGGCGAAAGCCCAGAGCGCCGTTTGCTTCAACATAGTGATCGACAAACTCAGCTTTTGGTGCAGCAATGAGTAACTGGTTTTCGAGGTAAAGCTTTTGCTCTGCAAGGTCAGCTGCCAGGCGCAACGCTTCTGGTAAGGACTGCGGAACCACTCCGCCCTGCTCGAGTTCTTGCCAGCGATCAACTACTGCAGCTGTAAACTCCGGTGACAAGCGAGCCACCAGCACCAATGAATCACGTTTATTGAAGCGATACTCCTGGTAGGTGTTGCCGTTATGCTCAAAATCGAACTGCGCCAACGGCGCGGTTAAAACTCCGACAGCAACAAGTCGTTCTGCTGAGCGTTTAACGTCGCCATGTTTGCTATTTACCAGTGCGGAGATCTCACGGCTGGACATTGTTGGCCCTGATGCCATCAGATGATGCTTTGCACATAACTGTGTACTGCTGAATGTCTGTTGCATACGTTCTCCACTATTCAATGACCGGCGGCTGCACCCGTTACGGTCTCATTGATAAATTCTTCCTCTGACTGATAACGGCTCAGAAGAGACAGCGCCCGCTCAGCACACCCAACATTGCAGGCAAGCAGATCTCGAATAACACCTAACGCTTCGTCACGTTGCTGAGCTGGCGTATCCATTCCGATGATCTGAATACCACGGGCTTTATATTTAGTGATGCTGATAGCCCCTTTACGTTCCAGCGCCTTCAGATGTTCGGCAGCAGCGTTCGGTGAACTCAGGTTCATCTGGTCGGCAATCTCTTGGCATGTTGGTGGATAACCGTTCTGATCCTGAAAGGCTGTAAGTAATGCCAGCACTTCCTGCTGGCGTGGAGTCAGTTCGATCATGCGGCATCCTCCTGCTGGTCCCTGTACTCACTGAGATGGGCACGGATATGGCGAATATTGTTCAGTGATTTGAGGTCCATCGAGTCCAGAGCACGCAAGAATGCTTCAAGGCCGAGGCCATTTTCATACTCACCCTCTTCAGCAAACACGCATTCAAGACGCTCAATTACGGCCTTCGATGCTCCGCCCTCTAATTGCTTTTGTGCCAACCAGTCTTTAAGCCCTTTGCTTGCCTGATGTTCTTTAATGATCCGTTGGGCGCGAGCGATCGTGGATTTACTGACCGTGACGAATTCAGGTTTATCAATAGAATCAGATGCCCAGGTGTGTGCGTACTTGGACTGATTGAAGGT